ACACATGAATTTGTAACCGAGGACGATAAAGTTATTTATCACACCCAACAAGACGTACAACCAACATTGGAGTACGTTAAAAATTTATCAGACACTTTAAAACCAGGGAAAGATTTACGACACGTTGCTGAAGTTCCTATGGTAATATATCAGAGAGCCATGCGAGAAGGTTGGGCTAAAGATCAGAAGGCATGGAAAAAATGGTTGAACAATCCAGATAATAAATTGTTCAGAACTTGGAAAGGTAGAGTATGACATATTCAGAGCTTAAAACTAACATAGCATCATTTCTTAATAGATCGGATTTAGATAGTCAATTGGATTTATTTATTGACCAAACAGAAGCCGAACTCAATAGAAGATTAAGAACCAAAGAAATGATTAAAAGAGCTACAGCAACTGCTGATAGCCAATATATGTCTTTACCAACCGATTGGTTAGAAGTTATTAATGTTGAGATTACATCAAATGACTTCAGACCTTTATTTCAACAGTCACTAGAATCATTAGATGTTTACAGAAGAGCCAACGATAATGTCGTTGGTCAGCCAGTTTATTATGCTGTTATGGACGATGCTTTAGAACTAGCACCAACTCCAGACATTGAATATACCTTACAACTTACTTATTACGAGAAAGTCCCAGCATTATCAGACTCCAACACATCTAATTTTGTGTCCAATAACAATCCAGACGTTTATCTGTATGGTGCATTAAAGCACGCTTCTATCTTCTTAATGGAAGATGAAAGAGTTGGTTTATTCAATGCACAATTTGAAAAAGCATTGGAAGAAATGAGATTGGCTCAAGAGAAGGCAGAATTTGGAAAAGGATCACTAATGCAACGCAGAAGGACTTACGGAAAAGCAAAAAAGAATATATACTATTTTAATAATAACTAGGACAAATTATGGCAGGATTTTCAGATTATTTAGAACTTGAAGTATTGGACCACGTTTTTGGTGGCGCATCTTATACAGCACCAGCAACAATCTATGTGGCTCTTTATACTGTCGCACCAGACGATACAGGTGGTGGTACAGAAGTTTCTGGCGGTGGCTATGTGCGTCAATCAATGGCATTTGGCACGGCAGCTAGTGGATCTATCAGCAATAGTGGCTCAGTCGAGTTCCCAACAGCAACAGCCGATTACGGTACAGTCGTTGCTATGGGTTTATTTGACGCTTCAAGTGCTGGTAATTTATTGGCATACGGTGACTTAACCACATCTAAAACAGTATCAAACGGAGATGTATTCAGATTCAACGCTAGTTCAGTAACTATTTCATTGGATTAATTAAATGGCCCAGCAAGGTTATGGGTTTGGTGGTTACGGTAAGTCGAACTGGAGTGACTTACAATATGAGCTGGGCGTATCATCCGTATCAGTAACTGCTTCTGTTTCCCCTACAGCTACACAAATAGATGTTGGTGAAGCCAGCATATCTGTTACCTCAAGCACCACTTCAGCAGGCAACTACACTCAATTAGGTGCATCATCGGTAAGCGTTACATCATCAGCTACACAAGCTGGGATCTTAATTTTAGGTGGTGATGCCGATTTATCGGCAAGTGCATCTTTAAGTGCTGCTGGCACACAGATTGATCTAGGTGTAAGCACAATCTCAGTATCATCTTCTATATCACCAACTGGAACACAAATTGACGTAGGTGAAGCAACCATTAGCGTTAGTGCATCTATTGCAGCAAATGGTACACAACTAACAACTGGTGCATCGGCTATTAGCGTCACTTCTGGTGTGGCATCGAGCTTAAATACCAGATTTAATGGTGCGTCGTCATTTGCACAAACAAGTTCACTTTCTATCATAGGTGGTTTAAAATGGGAAGATGAAACTGTACCTTCTGAAGATTGGTCAGAATTAACCACAACAGGCAGTTGGACAGAACAAGCAAATCCAAGCACATCTTGGACGGAACAACAAAATAGGTAATTATGGCAGATACATTTACAACAAATCTTAACTTAACAAAGCCAGAGGTCGGTGCATCAACCGATACCTGGGGAACAAAACTTAATGACAACTTAGACGATGTTGATGCGATCTTTTCCTCCACAGGAACATCGGTCGCCATCAACCTAGATGGTGCAGTTATTGATAGTTCCGTCATTGGTGGGACAACTCCCGCAGCAGGGACATTTACAACCCTGACAGCAAACACTTCTATTACAGGAACACTTGCAACCGCAGCTCAAACCAACATAACCTCAGTCGGCACACTTACAGGGCTTACTGTTAGTGGTAATGTTTCTATAGATGGTGGATCTATCAAACTAGATGGTAACTATCCAACAGGTACAGGTAACGTAGCTTTAGGTGATACAGCTTTGAATAGTTTGACAAGTGGTGGTTACAATATTGCTGTTGGAAATCAAGCATTATATAGCAACACTACTGGTAGTGATTTAGTTGGTATAGGTTCTGCTGCACTTTATAACAACACTACTGGTACAAGGAATGTTGCTTTTGGTAATAATGCACTTAATGCCGTAACTACTGGAACTAACAATACTGGCTTGGGTGATAGAGCATTACGAGATAATACTGGAAGTAATAATACTGCAGTAGGTTCTGATGCACTTTTATCTAACACTACAGGTACTAATAATACCGCAGCTGGTTCTGAAGCTTTAGATGCTAATAGTACAGGAGATAATAATGCAGGTTTTGGTAGAGCAGCTTTAGGTGGTAATACTACAGGTGGTGCTAATACAGCTCTAGGTTCTCAATCTCTTCTTGCCAATACAACAGCAAACCACAATACTGGTGTCGGTTATTTAGCCTTAGGTGCTAATACAACAGGTACACAAAATACTGCAGTAGGTTCTACAGCCCTAGATGCCAATACTACAGGACAACTTAATGTGGCTATAGGATATGGAGCTTTAGGTGCCAATACCACAACAAGTCATGGTACAGCTATAGGTTATGAAGCCCTATCAGCCAACACAGTTTCATTCAATACCGCAGTAGGCTCACAAGCCTTAAAAGCCAATACAGCAGGTGATTCACTCGTAGCTGTTGGTTCACAATCCTTAGTAGCCAATACCTCAGGTGCAGGAAATACAGCAGTTGGACGAGATACTTTAGGCTCCAATACTACAGGTGCTGATAACACAGCACTCGGTAAATCAGCTTTATATGGCAACACCACAGGTACTAGAAACGTAGCTCTAGGTAAGAATGCAAGTTCTAATAGAACAACTGGAAGTTATAGTGTGGCTGTTGGTCACGATGCGAAGGTAGGAACAACTGCTACTGGAAACGTTATGATTGGTGACAGTACAGGAACAGGGTTAACAACAGGAAATAACAACGTAGGTATTGGTTCATTTAATGGCTCAAACCTACCACCTTTTTATGCTGCTACCACCGCTTATCAAAATATAGGTATCGGTGTTGGTTCATTAAGAAAGATTACTTCTGGTTCTAATAACGTAGCAATGGGACACCTTGCTGGAGAGAGTATAACCACAGGTACATTAAATGTTGCAATAGGCTCAAATGCTTTAGATGCTAATGCTACAGGTATTGAAAATACAGCCGTTGGTTATGCAGCTTTAACCACAAATACAGGCTCATACAACGATGCCTTTGGTAGGTCTGCTTTAGAACGCAATACTTCAGGTTCAGAAAATAGTGCTTTTGGTAGATTTGCTTTATATCAAAACACAACAGGTAATTATAACGTTGCTGTGGGTGGTCTTGCTTTACAAAATAATACTACAGCATCTAATAATACTGCAGTAGGATATGGTGCTTTGACTGCTAATACAACAGGTACAGATAACGTAGCCGTTGGGTCATTAGCTGGTGATGCTATTACCACAGGTTCACAAAATGTGTTGGTAGGAGAAGGTGCAGGAACTGCTATCACAACTGCTAATGTTAATACTTGTATTGGAGATATTGCAGGAGCAGGAATAACAACTGGTTCAATAAATATCTGTATTGGTGCAGGTGCTGGATATAATGGTGGCACAAATGGAGTTACTACAGGTATAGACGGAATATATATTGGTAACAATACAAGTGGTAATAACGACAGTTCAAGAGAAATTGTTTTAGGTCATAATGTAAGAGGGGTTGGAGGCAATAGATTTACTTTTGGATATTCAACTGGTAATGATAGAGTTCATAATCAATTTGATACTAATGCTTCTTGGACTAGGGTTTCTGATGAAAGATACAAGACAGAAATTCAAGACAACAACGATTGTGGTTTAAACTTTATTAATGACCTACGACCAGTTACTTTTAAATGGAAAGCAAAAGCAGATATAGATTCTGATTTACCAGATTACAATCCAGAAGAAACAGAACCAAAACACAAAGAAAAACTTTATGGTTTAATTGCTCAAGAAGTTAAAGAAGCTCTTGAGAAAAACAACATTACAGATTTTGGTGGTTGGGATATAGAAGAATCTTCAGGTATTCAAGCCATATCTCAAGAGATGTTTATTCACCCACTAATCAAAGCTATACAAGAACTATCCAGTCAAGTAGAAAGCTTGAAACAAGAAATTAATGACATAAAAGGAGGAAACTAAAATGTCAATTGAAAGAAACGTAGATGATATTCTAAGTGCCGCAGACGATTCTGTTAGTTTAATCAACGGAGTTAATGATGGCAGTTGGAACGTTGAAGGATTAGAACAATCCGAAATTAACGATATGGTACAACGTAATGTAGACCATCTAAATATCGTATTAGCTTACGAAGAAGTAGTCGCTGATAGTAGAGATAAGTCATCTTACTCAGGTGCTGTATCTGTTGGTGAAGCTTATATTGCGGCTAACTAAGGAAGATAAATATGGATTTTATAATTAGTATCGTACAAATAGCAGTACACGTTATTGCCATCGCATCTATTGTGTCGGCTTTAACACCAAGCACAAAAGACGATGAGCTAGTAGCCAAAGTTAAAAAATATGTGGATCTACTCGCTTTAAACTTAAAGAAGTAAAATAAATGTATGGCATTAGTTTCTATCACTCCACCCGCAGGAATTGTCACCAACGGCACGAATTATTCCAATAAAGGCCGTTGGGTTGATGGAAACTTAGTTCGTTTTGAAAATGGCTACCTAAAACCTATAGGTGGCTGGTCCAAATTAAGAAGCACAGCTCTCGATGGTGAACCTATCGGGATGCACGCTTATTCAGACAATGCTGGTAATGCTGTTCTCGCTGTCGGCACAAGGCAAAAAGTTTATGTCTTGTACGACAACACCTGGACCGATATTACCCCTGTAGGCTTCGTCAATGACGCTTCTAACGATCCTTTAGGTTATGGTGCATATAACTGGGGGGTAGAAGATTATGGCGACGCACGTTCGCAATCTGGCTTACCGCTTGATACAGGGCATTTTTCTTTTGATAACTGGGGAGAGGATTTAGTCTTTTGTTTTTCTGGCGATGGTAAAGTTTACAAATGGTCGCCCGATTCATCAGGTGGCACACCAGATACCGTTGCTACCGCAGTAACCAACGCACCCACAGGCAACCAAGCCATCATAGTCACCAACGAAAGACATTTAGTAACCATTGGTTCTAGTGATGATCCAAGAAAGGTTGCTTGGTCCAATAGAGAAGATCGCACCAACTGGACACCATTAGCTCGTAATACTGCTGGTGATCTACAAATACCAACGGGCGGACGTGCTTTGTATGCCGTTAAGTTTGGTACAGACGTTATTGTCTTTAGTGATACAGGTATCAGCCGTATGTATTACGCTGGCAGCCCATTTGTTTATTCCATCGCTGATGCTGGGACAAACTGTAAAGCCGTTGGTCGTAGAGTTATTGTGCCAACTGGTAATTTCCTAGCATGGATGGGAGAAAACTCATTCTTTATTTACGATGGACAAGTTAGAGAAATACAATGCGATGTGCATGATTACGTTTTTGATAACTTAAACGTACCAGGTAGAGCTGCAAGCTGGGGTGGACACAACTCAAACTTCAATGAAATATGGTGGGGTTTCCCATCTGGTGAAGGACAATACACACCAAACAAATATGTTATATGGAACTACGCACAAAACGTATGGTCAATCGGTGAATTAGATCGTGGTTGTTGGATCGACCAAGGCGTATTTGATTTTCCTATATCTGGTGATTCATCTGGCTTTATCTACGAACACGAAAGCACAACTTTAGCTAAATCACCTAACTTAAATGGTTTATCACCTTTTTGTCAGTCTGGACCAATAGAAATCGGACAGGGCGACAGAATTGCTCAAGTCAATCAAATCATACCCGATGAAGAAGCCAACGTCTTACCAGGCGTTACCATTTCATTTACTGGTAAATTTACCCCATTAGGATCTGAAACAGACTTTGGTTCATTCACCTTTGAGAACGATGGTTATACCGACGCACGCTTTAACGCACGTCAGGTTAAGATGAAAGTCACAGGTTCAACCACGCAAGATTTCCAAGTCGGACAAATACGAGTAGATGCTCGTGCGAGAGGACGTAGATAATGGATTTATCCTCAC